CTAACTTACTCAGAAGCATCACTTCGCGACTCAGTCGCTAAGTTTGTTTCTGAGGACGCGTCGCTCCCTGAGCCAGAACGATTCTGGACAGAGAGTGATCCTTCCGATTGCTTCGTCCGTATTGCCTATAGAGGCTTTCATGCCTCTCGGTACTACGCCGGAAAAGTCGTCAAGGATTCACTAACCCTGGACGTGCTCGAAACTTTGAAGAACCTAGATACTATATCTAGGGACGTCTGCCAAACCTTAGGATATTATAATCCTGAGGAATGGCGCTTCAAGCATGGCCCTGGTGCGATCTCCCAGGTTTCTGGCCCAACTAATAAGTACCATTGGTACGGTTGGTCAGATACCTTGGAATCCGTGTACCCTATCGCTGATTATGGTTTCCATAATTACGCGAGTTGGGCTGACAAGGTGAAGAAGCGTGAGTATGAGGATTATACCCCATATTCACGACTCGTCGCCGTCCCTAAGACGTTTAACAAACCTCGGCTAATTGCTGCCGAGCCGAATGAACACCAGTGGTGCCAGCAAAACATCTGGAACTACCTCGAGGCCCGAGTTAAAAACTCATGGATCGGACTCTTTATTCGCTTTCGCGATCAAGATCTGAACCAAAGCCTGTGCTCACTTGGATCTAAGGACGGTTCTCTATGCACTGTAGACTTATCGTCTGCTAGTGACAGAGTATCTTGTCGTGCGGTTGGTAACCTGTTCTGGACGCATCCTGCGCTCGTTCAGGCCCTTCGCGCAACACGTACCCGAGTATTGGTGCAGAACCTTAATAAGGATCTGCCTCAACGTATTGAACTTAGAAAGTTCAGTACTATGGGTAGTGCCGTAACCTTTCCTATCCAGTCTATCCTGTTTCTTTGCGTCGCGCTCGCTACTTGTTTTACCAAGTATCGGTTGCGCGATCCACGCAAAGAGATGTCGGGACTGTTTGGCAAGGTGGCCGTCTTCGGTGACGATATAATCGTTCCGAATGACTGTCGGGAGTTGCTACAGCAGGTCCTTGAGGTCCTTGACTTCAAGGTCAACGATGACAAAACTTTCTCTGAAGGTTTCTTTAGAGAATCTTGTGGCGTTGACATGTATAGAGGGGTCGATGTAACACCCGTCTATCTCCATGACTTAACTGTAGCTACCCCTGAGTCTGTTGCTAGTATGGTAGATACATGTAATAACTTCTATAAGAAGTTTTACATCACTACTTCCGTACAACTGGGATCGACCTTACCAAATCAAATTGGTACTGTCCATCAAGACTCTGGGGTCTTCGGCTTGAAATCACGTGTTGGAACCCATTTGCCTCGTAAGAGGTGGAATGGGCGTTACCAGCGCGATGAGGTGCGAGTTTTGAGCGTTTGCGCAAAACAGTCACTTCGAGCCGAGGAGGACGACTCAGCGTTACACCAGTTCTTTTCAGAACTGCCGTCTCCCTACGAAAATTGGGAGGCGGGTACAAGGCTGAGGCCAAAACTTCGAATGAAGTTTTGTTGGGTATCCAGATCGGATTGTATGGGTCTAACGACCCATTCGGCAGGGAGTAGGACTGAACGGACCGAGGTCCGTCAGATCTGATTTGGCCAGACAGGGCTATTGCCCAGCTAAGGCCTATCCCGCCCCTACGGGCTCTCATTTACTCCCCC